TACTGGTTTAACAACATTGCACTAACGCGCAGATTAGAGTACGGCCGCGGTCGGGAGAGCATAGACATATAAGTCTGTGCTACCCGCCGTCAGGCCAGTAACTCCACCAATTGTAACGGCATTTGCAGAGCCACTTCCAGCACCTGTAACTTGCACCACTGCAGCAATACACGCGGAATTGCCACCGGTTGCGAAACCGGCGACCGTAAAGAACGCATAATCACCAAACTCTCGTAGTTTGGTGATATTCGATCCTTCGGATAAAGTGGGCGAAGCAGCAATGTCACCAGCAACGGTCGAGAACCCCAACACAATCATGTAAGTACCTACTGTATTCATGATGAATTGGTTCGACGCGGCTGTGGTCGCATTTGCCACGATCTGTTGTACTAGGAACTGGTTTGACTCAACTGAGTATGAGGGGGTACCAGTACCTAATAGGGTTGCCGCTGCTGCGGTACCCGTGGCGCCTTCCAATATGTGAACATACTGTTGAAGCGTCCCAGATGGTGGGATGCGCGGCTTAAGTAGCCGAACATGATAACTCACCCAAAGTTCGCCGATGGTCGAGACTCCGGATTGCTGTCCTTGAGACGCAATCTGGAATAACCCGAGATCATAAAATCTCAGGTCCTCGCCAGCGGGGACTGCACCAGTCCGAATGTACTGAACGCCGAGGGTTTTCTCTCTCGGAGCACATTCAACAGGGTGAATTATTTTACAGTATGGAACATCTGACGAAGAAAACTCGTAAGAGTCCATTTGCTGTTTAGAATTAAAGTTAGGATTGGCTACGTCATAGTCGGTTGCCATGACGACAACACCAAGAGCGGTGTTGGCGCTAGCTACAGAGGTTCCGGACGTTGGGCGATACTCAAAAATGAGTCCCAACATTTCGTACTGTTCGTAGTAAGCAGCTACTTGCGACAACCAAGGAAAGGTTTGTGCAAGACCAGGGTTAATGATATAGGCAGTGTTATTGAAAGCGGTAGATCCCGTGATATCGCCGATGTACTCGCGATGCGCAATAACAGTCTCTCGGTCATTTGACTTAAAGACTGGGATTTGACCACTCAACAACGAATTGTTGTTGATCTGGTAATCACCATTGCCCCATATCTTATTAACTATGGTGCCAAGGCCATGTCCAGCGACGGCCCCCAATGGACCGAGGTAGGACCCGAGCATCTTACCAACAGCTGGAGCATGGGATAAGAGGGATTTCTCCTTCTTAACACGCTGGATAGCTGGTGGCTTGATGGCCGGCCTTCTTCTAGAAGTTCTCACATTTTGCCCTTTGTTACGTTTGGGGCCAGGATTGAGTTCGATCCCGACGAGTCTGCGTTTAAGTTTAGCAGTGCGATGGTTCAGTTTTACCATGTATTATGGTGGCCTTATCATTACGACGGCCCTGCATTTTTATACCGCGTGCACGCATTCACGCGGTCTGTTTGTTCAACCCATAACTAGGTTGTACGCATTGTCTAGCACTGGATGATCCCAAACGGAGGGTTTGCCCTCTGAATCAGCCAGGTGAGCTGCCAAAAACTCTTCGACAGATGCGATCTCTGATCGTGTCATGTGATAATGTTTACCAAACCATTCATAGGTTGCATCACTGATACGATACCCACCACCCTTGAGACCAGAGTAGTGGCCCTCCCCATGTATGCCCATGCCGGTACCCTGTGCCACACCATGAGTATAAAACTCATGGATGACACGCCCAATCGGCATCAACGCATTGGCATCATTGCCAAGTTCGTTGCCACGCATTCTACTTGCGCAGGTTTCCCCTCGTTGGAGTGCATTAACCGACCAACCGCATTTGGTTAAGCGTCTAAACAACTCGGGTACTAGCATAAATGTAGGCTCCCCTGCCATGTCACTGACAGGCGCGAAAACTGCCGAACAGTAGGATGGGTTATCACGTTGTGAGAATTTGGGTTTTAACCCAAAACGCATGATCACTTCTGTCATGTCTCTAGCAAACGTGGGCCCATGCCCCTTCACGGCTAAAAGGTTATCATCACCCAGACCAAGCATGTAGAAATCTTTGATTCCACAGCATTTCAACGCATACACATGCACAGAAAAATTAATGAGTGTATTCCCTAGAGAGGTGTTTTGGTCACCACTTTTTCGGGTATACGGGCAAGTGTATGTGTAAAAATTACCACAGCCAGTGGTACGGGTCTGATGTCGCAGGCAAGTGAGCTGCACGTCCGTGGGATTGTACTTCCGATAGAAGTACATCTCACATTCGTGTGCCCCCCGGCCTTGAGTTGAATCATACTCAGAGAAATCATTCTCAAAAAACGTGTACCCCTCCTTGTACAGTTTTGCATACCAACGCCCGACTTGGTCGGGCGTGGCACCGCTAGTATAATTCAAGCGACGCGGCAAAGTTTCATCAAACTTGATTGACTCTGATATTTCCTGCATCAGAGGACCAAGTACCATGTTGATGTGTGGTTCCTTCAACCCTTGGATACCACGAGGGGCTTTGGCACGCAAATCCTTGCCAAACCCCGGCACCAAAATTTCCGACTTGATGAAAAATTTCCGGATATGATATTTGAGCTTAGTGTAGGTCGGCTCAAACCCTAGATCACGAATCGTCTTATAGCGAAGGCGCTTATGCGCATCTTGGCCCAAAATCCATGAATCCGTTGTTACGCACACCACATCTTTGGGTGCCAACAACGGCCATGTCATACGGGCCGCGGCAAGAAACAACGAGACATTTGACTCGTCGATAATTTTAATGTGCCTGTTAGCAAGTGAGGCCAACTCATTGCGGGCTGTGTTACCATGGCAAGCTGGTAGAACGCCTCGCCAGGCTGGTCCGATCAAAAAAACTGGCCCAACACTGCGTGCCTTGGTTTGATTGATTTCTCGGATTCCAGCCATGGTTGGAACGGGGATGATATCACCCAGAAAGTTAATGCGATTAACCTCAACTGCTAACTTCCTACCGGTAAAGGTAGGCTTCACCAAAGATAGATACTCAGGTTGAACACGTGCGAACACGTCAGAACCACAATAGTTCTGCAAAATATCAACCTCAGCGCGATCAAAGGACCTAGTTTTCCTAGGCGTTACCATAGGGGCGTTTGAGACGGCGGACTGCGTCCCCAACTCGAAACGTTCCTGTAGTAAGGACGATTTTTTAGGACAGGATTCGGGAACCTGCGTAGCTATAGCTCCAGCCACCATTTTGGTGGGAGGAGGTTTCTGGGCAAGGAAAGCCGCACGTAATGGTGTGACGTCTTTGCTCTTCAGAAACGATCCAAAAGATCCTAGCACGCTTGGCAAGTCAGTAATTACGTGACGAGCCTTGACTAAGAGATATGCAGTCAACGCGTACAATTCCTTCCCCAACAATAGGATGAGAGCCACTAAGCTAACACCCAGGAAGTGATTTAAAA